AAAGAACTTTTAAAAAAATACGAAGACGACGAAGACAAAAAGCGTTTCATAAGAGATGCAAGTAAAGAGGCTTTTGTCATCTTCGATAAAGACTCTGCGGGTTATCGAAAAACTAAACATGAAGTTTTGATTCGCGAGTTTTATTACAAGCCGTGTTACGAATATCCTCGCGGATATTTTTACATCACGACACAAGAAGGCATTTTAGAGGAAGGTGAGCTTCCTTTTGGAGTATGGCCACTTCGCTGGCAGGGGATGGACGAGCGTCCAACGGCGGGTCGTGCGTCTTCGATTCACAGGGTTGTCCGTCCGTATCAGGCGGAGATCAACCGGGCTGGGTCGCAGCAAGCGCAAACGCAGATCACGATTGGTGACGATAAGGTACTTTATCAGGCTGGTAGTAAGCTTCAGCAGGGCTCGCTTCTTCCTGGTGTTCGCGGGATCGCATACCAGGGGCAGCAACCGACGATACTACCTGGTCGTGACGGCTCGCAGTACAGCCCGTACATCGCCGAGCAGATCGCCGAGCTCGAGCGAGCTGTGATGATCCAAGAGGATGGCGCAGAGAAAAACGGTTTTCAGACAACCGACAATTACGCGCTTTTGTTTAAGAGCTTAAAGCACAAAAAGCGTTTTGCAGAGTACGGTGAGAAGTTTCAGAAGTTTTTAAAAGAGCTCACGTATCTTTATCTTGAGCTTGCTCGAAGGTACCTACCAGACGATGAGGTTATTTACAGCGTTGGTAGAAAAGAACAGATCAACATCGCCGAGTTTCGTGAAACATCTCCGCTTCACTACAAGATCGATATCGAAGAGCAGGATGAAACGATTGAAAGCAAATTCGGGAAACAGCTTTCATTAAATCATTTTCTGCAATACGCGGGGGCTAGTCTCGACAAGAACACTCTAGGCAAAGTCATTAAAAATATGCCATTCGCCAATATGGAAGATACGTTTTCCGAGCTTACGATTAACGAGGACAACGTTAGAAATGACATGCTTGCCATAGAGCGAGGCGAACAGGTGGACATCGACCCTGAAGCGGACGCAGCGTTTTACATCGAGCGCTTTTCGCATAGAATAAAACAACCTGATTTCAAGTTTTTGCCTGAGGAAGTACAGATGATGTTCCGTCAGGTTAAAGCTCAGTACCAACAGTTATTCGCGCAGCAGATGGCCGCAGAACAGGCAGCCAAGGACGGGTTTATACCTGTTTCTGGAGCCATGATTGCTACAGATATGTATGTACCGAATCCCAAAGGTCCGGACAAGCCAGCGAAGAGGGTTCGTATTCCTTATCAAGCCTTGGACTGGCTTGTTAAGCGCTTAGAGTCACAGGGAGCAACTCTCGATAAGCTTGAGGACATGAACAAGGGGGCGGTTTCAGAGCTTGCCACCATGCTTTTAGGTCAGGCACAGACGGGCATGGCGGCTAATCCCGAACAAAGTGCCTTTCAAAATGCGCCGGAAAGCGCAGTAGGAGTATCTTAATGATTTTAGGCGATCAGACCACTACGGAAAATGTGGAAGACAACAAGACTGAAGAAACAAAGACCCAGGAGACTCTTGAAACAAAAGAGGGGGAGACAGACGATCCTCCTGAGCCAAAAGAGGGGGAGACAGACGATCCTCCTGCGTATGAACCAAATTTTAAATTTAAGTACGCGGTTGATGGATCGAAGCAGCAAGAGGCTGAGATCGACGAGTTTCTTCGTGGCGTGATTAAAGACGAAGAAACTGAGAAAAAGGTTAGGGACCTTTACGAAAAGGCTTATGGGATAGATTTCGTAAAGCAGGACAGGGACTCGCTGAAAGATCAGTACACGAAAGTACAGGAAGAATTTACAAGTCAGACTCAAGCGCTTCAACAAGCTGGCGCTTACGTTAAACATAAGGACTACGATTCATTTTTCAAGGTCATGGGCATAGATAAAAAGGATATTCTTGAATATGCTCTTGGTATTGCTCAATATCAGCAAATGGACCCAGCCCAGCGTCAGGCTTACGACGCGCAGATTAACGAGCGTAGCCGCCTAGCGCAGCTAGAGCTTCAAAACGAGCAACTTACGCAGAACTACCAGCAGTTTGCGGCAAGGCAGCGGGAGATGGAACTTGACAACGCGCTTATGCGACAGGACGTACATGGCGTGGCTAGTTCCTTCGATCAACGGGTGGGAAGGCCCGGAGCTTTTCGCGACGAGGTAATTAAGCGAGGTCAATTATATGCATATCAAGGACATGATGTGCCCGTCGATCAGGTAATCACTGAGCTTGTCGGCATTTACAGTACACCAACGGTCAATGGTGCTACTACTCAACAGCCACAAATGCAGCAAGGTCAGCAGCAGCAACCAAAGCCTGTGATTCCTAACGTGCAGGGGAAGGGTACCTCTCCTGTAAAGAGAGTGCCCAGAAATTTGGATGACATCAGAAAGCTAGCCGCTGAGAAGGCGGCAGCAGCCAACGTGTAAAGGAATAAAGTATGGCGACAACTAGATTATTCCAAGACATGCTGAATGAATACCTGACCAATGAGCTTCTTGCCGAGGAGCTTTTGAAGCGGGATTACATTCTCATGAAAGTGGAAAAAGACAACTCCTGGAAAGGCGGGAAAATTCCTGTACCTTTCAAGGGAGCAAAGGCAAGTAGCGTGAAATTTGGCGCTTTGACAGCGGCCAATGATATTTCATCTACGAAACCCATTCGCGGCAACATCACGGATTACGTTGAGGTTTGGGGAAGTTTAATCTTTAATCACAGGGACTTACAGGAACATGACGGGCGTATCCCAGAGACTACTTTCCTAAGTATTCTCCCCGATGAGGTCGAAGACTTCATGGAGTACGTCAAGATGGTTACTTCTGTGCAAATCGGCTCCGGCCCTCATTTTGCAACAGTCACCGATGATACCAACGCTGCCACAGGCGTTATGGTTGTCGATAAAGTTGATCGTTTCATTATCGACATGCACATCTTGATTGATGATGATGACACAGCGACAGCGCTTGACGTTTACGTCACTGCAATCGATATCAACGCTTCTTCTGTTACACTTTCCGCAACTCGCGGCGGTGGTGCAGTTGATCTTAGCGCTTACACGGTAGCGCAAAACGCGAAGTTCTACTACGATGGCGCGACAGATGGCGCAGGGAACTACACAACGTTCTTGTCAATTCGTAGAGCTCTTCTCAGCGCGGCCAACGGAGGCGACGCTACGCTTCATGGCGTGAGCAAACTTGCTTACCCATACCTACAAGCTGTAAACGTCGATGGTTCTTCGATCACAGCGTCAAACATTCTCACAAAGCTTTTTGATGCGTACACAGAGATTCGCACCAAGGCTCGTGGAAATGCGACAACCATCCTTATGAGTTTCAAGCATCTTGGCTCTTGCATGAAGCTTATCGAAACCCAAAAGGGTCCTTACTCTGTAACAAAGCAGCCTAACGCTTCTCTTTTTGGCTGGACAGAAATCGAGATCACTTCGGTCAAAGGTACGCTTACTCTCGTAGGCATCCAGGAATGGGATGACGACGTTATCGCCTTTATCGACTGGTCTTCAATGAAGTTCATGACGAACGGTTTTTTCAAGAAGAGAATGAGCCCCGATGGAAAAGAGTATTTCGAAGTTCGAAATACAACTGGCTACCAGTACATCGTGGACGTATCTCTCTTTGGCGAGATGATGTTCAAAAAAGTAGGGAACTGTGGAATTATCCATACGATCTCCTATTAAATTAAGGGGGGCTTCGGCCCCCTCTTTTGAGGTTTGATATGGCAGATACAGGTCATTTACTTACTCAGGCTCATGAACTTGTAAAGCAATACACGGTTTACGATGTAAACAACCGCCCTGAGTATGTTTACACTGCGCACGCTGATCTTGAGGACGGGGCTCCGTGCTCTGTTGTCCGTTATGCTTACGACGGTCTGACAAGTCGCGTGGTTTATATGAAAGAGTACACAGCAACATGGGATGTGGCGTGGGAGACATTTTAAATGATTTTTAATCACTCTCGGTTCCAGATATGGAATAGGAACCAGCATCCCTATTCCCATAGTCCTGATGAATTTTTCTATGCAAATGCGGCGTTGCCTACGGGTGTAAACTCGATGGGTGCAACGCTTGACTATATTCTCGCTGTTCTTTATCCGCAGTCACAGCCAGCAGTAGCCACTACTGGAGACCTTCCAGCGGTGGGCAATACGATAAACGACATGCGCGTTGTGCAGGATGACGGTGACGGCAAAGCAGCTTCTTATCGCTGGGAGCAACGCGAAGGCGACGCGGCGGCAAAATGGTACAAAATTTACGATGTCGATTGGGGAACTGATTCGATACTCCAAGCATGGCAGCTTAAAACACTTGACGTATATGTGTTCAAGTATGGTTATGACGATCGCGATGACAATGGCGATGTTGTGGCTGGCACTCTTGCAGGTCAGGTAATTTACGGCGGAGCTTCCGCAAATACCAATTTGACCTTGTTTGCAAACTCCGGCGACGGTGTTGGAGCTGGAACAGGGTACGTTCAATTTGGCGACAATGTTCGCCCGACTGCCCATGACAGTTTTAACCTTGGTACAAACACCGAGAGATGGAGCAACATTTATGCTCAAGACTCGGTAGTCGTTGGAACCCTTACCGTGGGTGATGGAAACATCACTGACGTGAGCGGTACGGTTTCATTTAGCAACAATGAAATTTACACTGCTACTGGTATTTGGGTAGGTACAAATTTAAACATCACACCTACTCAAATTATATCTGGAAACGGAACTGTTTCTTTCAGTGACGATAACATTGTCACTACGGGTTACGTCCAGGCGGCATATATTGACGCAGATGGTTCAAACCTGCCCAGCGCTTTTTACGGCGGAACGACAGTTGGTAGTCTTACACTTGATGACGGTTCGATCACGGATTCTTCTGGCGATATATCATTTGGCGATGAGAATCTTTCAACGACGGGCACTCTGGGCGCGGGTGCTATTACTGGCACTTCTTTTGCTACTGGAAACCTGTCGATCACAGATAGCGGCTCAGATGTTTTAATTGACAGCACAAACGGCCATTTAAGCCTGGATGCGGATACGGGCAGCAACATTTACGCCCTTAAGCACTTCATAGGTACGACCGGATATTTTGGCGGTCAGCTTCAGGTCGAGTCGACTGCTCAGATTGTCATGGGAAATGTCATTGTCGACACTGACGGCATACGGCATACGACTACTGAGCTTTCTCTCAACTCGGGCACGGGAAACGTGGTTTCTCGTACATTATATCCTGTAGCGGATTCCACTTATGACCTTGGTGAAGCTGCAAGAGTCTGGAATGACATA